AGAGGAGACACAGTTAGCCTCGATACCAATAAGCTGACTATACTCAAAGATACTCTGCTTGTTCTGTGACTTACGGATAGCACCAATCAAGGAAAGAGATGAGTCATTCTTAAAGAAGAACCTAAACTGTGATTTCTTTCTAATAACAACAATACTAATGTCAGTAATAGTTTCGGACAAGTAGTAGTTATCAAAGATGTCTTGAATCTCTTTAGATACTGGGGCAAGTTCAACGTCACCAATACGGTCAGTACCTGAGATAGGGCGAATACCATCTGGTCCTAAGAAGAGTAGGTCACCACCAAATTCCACAACTGAGTCTGGAGCAACACACCCTAGGTTCGAGGTAACATTCTCAAGGACGAAGTTAGAAATACTCTGACCCGTGAGTTTCTTAATGTTGTTAGCACCAAAGATAAATAAGTTATTACGGAACTTCTTAATGGCTGTAATCTTAAAACCTACGTTGATAACTCCAGAACCATTAGCTGGGCTGAAGTCCGTAGCATTAACTGGTGCACTGAAGTAAAGGTTATAAGGCTCAGATGAATCACCAGCTAAGAAGATATGAGAGGAAAACTCCTCAGCAAACTTAGGGTCAGTAGGTGCATTTGTGTGAGTGATCTGAGTATAGGTTGTTCCATCATAGATGGCTGCTGGGTTCTGACCATCCGTTAATAGGATTACTTCACCTGACCAGTTGTAATCATTGAATCTAACACGGCTAACGTCAGTCATGTCAGGATTACCAACAGAGGTTATAGCATCCCAACTCCCAGTAGTGTTATTCCATTTATGTAAGTAGTTATACCCAGAAGTTGGTTTTCTGCAAGCAAAAATTCCATCGTGTAGGTTACCATTTACGTGAACACCTAGAACAGCACCCTGACCAGGAACTGTCCCATAGTCATTCTGGAAGCCACTAATACGTCTGTAGCCACCTGATAGAGATGGCTCATAGTTAATCATACGTAAGGCACTGCCACCTAAAGCAGAGGCATGAGTCAAAGGATCTACGTTAGTAATCAGACCCCCAACACAAACTGTTAGGTGAGTTCTTAGATTGTCCATCTACTTCTTTCAACAACAGTAGGCCGTAAATGCAACTCATCATCAAACAAGATGCGCTTCATGTGGCGAATACCCTGATCAAACTTTTGTCTGTGTATTTGAACACTCTGGTCATTACTACGGAAAGCCATCATGTAAGTCATGGCCCCATCAATAATCACGTGGTTAAATCTCTCAGGAATAGTACAGGCATCATCATACAAGGTAAGTGAGGCTGGAATACTCCAATAGATATACTCTACTTCGTAAGCTGCGTCAGGTACTGGAGTTACCCCAAAGTTATCCCCGAAGGTTTGATACACGTAGTTAGGGGGTGAAGAACCAGCAGCAGGGGCTGTATCATCTTGGAACCTATAGTTCTGTAAGTATTCCTCATAGGAGATTGGCTTAAGGACTTTAGGTGTGTTATCTTTAGAAGATAGTTTTTTAAGATAGAAAGTATCCCAGTCTACCTTAGAGAAGTCAGATGGGAAAGCATACTCGTTTGTACCAGCAGTAAGTGCCTGAGTGTAAGTGTTCTTAAGGAAAGGCCACTCAATACCAACTTGATAAATCTCTCTCAGACTACTGTTGATAGAATCCTTGGCAGCAGCTTGTACGTTACGAACTGTGTCAAAGCCATCACCAGCTATGTCTAGAGGAACTTCATTCAAGCGTCTTAGAAGTTCATTTGTTAGTTGTACATATGTAGACATACTTACATCCTACGAGGTTCTATTTGTGTCTTATGGTGAGCAGCTTTAACTTCTTTAAAAGTTTTTACTATGTGGCACTCGATGTGAGTATACCCGTTTTCTACTGCGTACTTATATCTGTTATTACCTATAAGACAGCGATACTTTTCTTTTATAGTCTCAGGTACTGGCCTACGTTCAAATTGTTTTATATCAGTCTGTTTAAAATCTTTATCGGTACAAACTAATATAGGGTTTAGCATACCTTTTAATTCTATAGACTTAGTTAGTGTACTCTCAAAAGCTTTATCACCAAGGTTATCATTAACAGAGTTTATATTATCTAAGGGTATAATAACTGTCTTAAGATTCTTTTGGATGCACTTTAAAACTTGTGTCAACTTTACCAATCTCTATATCAAATACTTCGAAGTATTTCTTAAAGATATCTACCCACCAGTTTCCATCTCTTACTATCTTATGGGCGTTACTGCCATCAGTTAAAATAGTAATTGCTTCCTTGGTAGATATATTAAAGAAACCGCCTTTGATAGTCAAGTCTTTTAAATGCTGTAATACAGTATCTAAATACTCTTCTTCTATGTGTTCCATAACGTCACAGCAAACTATATAATCCGCTGGATCTGGCATCGAGTCCTTACCTACAATACCGGGGTCATACTCGCTGACCGTGTAATGAGGTTTCTTCTTACTCATATAAACTTTGAACTTACCATTAGCACACCCATAGTCTAGAATAGTTTTAGTACCTAGGGCAGCCATATGCTGTTCGTACTTATGTAGTTTATCTACACTGTGTCCACCGCCCCAAGCACTCTTAGTAGCTTCATGGGTGTTTATTAGGACTTGTTTATAATCAGAAGATAAAAGATTCATATAGATAGAGGGCCAGTACTTGACCAGCCCTCTCCTTTAGTTTACTACGCCAAGTTGTACTTAGCTGTGACCAACGCTTCTGGTCTTAGGATTTTTCTACCGTAGAGGTGCATACCACGTACAATATCAGCAAATGAATCTGGGTCACGGTATGACTCAGTCTTGTTGATTTGTTCCGCTGTTGCTACTGCAGAATCATGACCAGCTACGATTGCGCCGTAGTTTGTGTTCTGGTTAGCTGTACCAGTTGTTGATGGTCCAGTACCTACCACTGGTAGGTTGTTTGAAACATAAACACGGAAGCCGTTCCAGTTGTTTAGAACTAGGCCGTTACGTAGAGCACCTGAATCACCGAAATCAGAATTTAGAAGACGTGAATCTTCGTCCATTAGGATTTCCATCATGACAGGGTCAATTACACACCAACGACCTGCTTTGTCAACGTTCTGTTGGTCAAGCAAGCGGCCCATACGTGCGATCAACATTGTTGGTGACACATAGGCTGTTGGAAGTGCAGTTGCGCCTGGTAGACGTGCTGCTACTGGAATTGAGTGGTCTGCAGCACCAGAAGTTGTGATGTTGCCGAAGTCACCCTTGTTCAGCTTGTTAGCTGCAAGCAATTCGTCTGAACCAGCAGTCGAGTTTGCTTTTGTGCCGTTCACAGTTGTGTTTACTGTGTCAGCATTTGTGTGCAGCGCAGACTGAGCGTAACCTGATAGGTAGCCCAATACTTCTTGGTCATGCTGGTCAGCCAAGCGGTAAGCCGCACGGTTGGTAGCAAGATCCATGAAGTTAACATGCGAATGCGCTTCCTCGATGTCGTCCATTTTGAAGGCAAAGTAGTTCGCCTTGTCAACGACTAGTGAGAAATCGTCATCCTGAAGATCTTGTGCTGCGATAGTTGTACCACGAGCATATGCAGAAACTGAAATCTCAGGCTCTTTAATGATCTTCACAGTGTCTCCTTGTGCACTAATCTCTCCGAAATAATCAGAGTTCGTAATGTCACCGACAACTGTAGATTTGCGGAAGGCAAGCTGTACCTTCTTCGAGTAAATGACGGGAGAGAAGTTCCCGTTTGGCAGGTTTGTGTAACCTGACGCTGATGCAAAAGCCATAATTAAATCCTCCATGATATTTGGCTTTGGGGAAAAGCTAAACACCTATAAAGAGGCTGATCGTTTTCTAGGGTGCAGACTATATCCAGTTGCGCTACCAGATATTTACTGGGCCTATACTTGAACAGGTAGTTCTTTTTAGTTTAGACTTTTATGTAAGGGAAGTATTTATAGTATTAAGAGGTAGTCTATACAGAGGCTCTTAAAAACTATACGTACTTAGTTATATGCACAACAAAATGTTTGTCAACACCTATCGTGCACCAGCACTAAGATCATATACGAACTTTCCTGAACGCATAGCCTTAGTGATCTCTTCTTCACGAGCTTCGAACTCTCTAGCTGACATCTTAGCTACCTCAGATTCCTTGATAGTCGCTCCACCTTCTGTGGGGTCAACAGTTGTTCTGGAACCTTTACCGATAGACTTGGCTGCCGCTTTAGTCTTAGACTTCTTAGCCTGTGGTGTTTCTCCGTTATCAACCTTATATAGATCAATAACACGTATTACTGATGCTGGGTCATCCATGTTCTCATACAGAGCGTCCCGTACCCAACGTGGTTGGTTCTCTGCCCAATGATGGAACTCGTCTGAGTCTCTCAGTTTATCAAAGTCAGAGTGAGCTTCTCTGATGGTGGCCTCTGCCGACTTACGCTCTGTCTCATACTGTAGTTCATCTAGCTGCGCCAGACGGTCCTCAGCTTTCTTAAACATCTCTTGAGCTTTTTTAGCAGCGATAGTCTCAACAATACCAGCGACATCAGGATACTGTCTAGCCCAGTCCTCAATGTCCTCATCGGATTTAGGAGGAACAATGGATTCCTTATACATTCTCGCTTCGAATGCTTGGAACTTTTCTTCCCACTCTTTTTCTTTTTGTTGCATATGGCGGCGAAGATCACCATAACGCTTCTTAAAGGATTTCTCTTCAGCATTTAAGTTCGAGTCATCTTCTTGTGTTTCAACTTCAGTGTTGGCTTCTTCTTGTTTGGGATTACTTGTAGACTGTACTTCGG